TCCCTAGACACGAATCACAAATATAAAACTCTCTAACGTGTGCTGGATGGACTTTGGTTGGAGTCTTGCAATATTGACAAATTTGATCTACCTTTTCAAACTTTGGTCTGTCTCTTTTTGTTGGATTGATTTTTGGCGTAATGTTTTCTTCATCGTTAGCCAGAGTTCCATCGTCTTGGAATTGATTGACCCTTTTTTGAATCTTGAGTGGTTCTCTCTTCTTTCTAGAAGCCTTAGCGGGTTGCATAACGAACTGATCAACATCAACCTTGTTTACTTCCACAGCTTTTGTTGCCTTGGTTTTCTTTGTTGGTTTTGCCTTTGGTTGTGCTTCGACGGTCGCCTGTTCCCGCGATTCCGTTATAGACTCCAGTAATTGGTTTGCCATCAATATTAACTCTGGATCGTTTAACTTCATACCTTTTTTAAGCAGATCTTTAGCTGTTTGAATAATAGTCATTCTTTTTTCTCCTTGATAATTCGATCATTAGATCGGCCATTTTTTTGATGTGTTCTGATTTATTTTCCAGTAAACTTAATCTAGCTCGCGCATTATTTTTTAATTGAAGAAGCTTTAAAGCGAGTGGATTTTCTTTTACGGCAGAATTGTATTTGACTTCCCACTTGGTATACTGATCGCCATAATTGTTAAAAACAGAAGACAAGATATAATTTATGCTATTGTCAGCATATTCATAAATCATTTTTTCTCTGTTATAAGCGGCGGCTAGATAATCTGCGTATCCATGTAGAACGTATCCTTTTTTAAGTAGATCCAAAGGATTTTCTTGTTCTAATTCTTCTATAGAATAGTTGAGAATTTCTTCACATTCTTCATGCTTTACCCTTTTTAAATCTAGCTTATTGTCATTTATCCAACCGTCTATCTTTTTAAAAAAACCAGAAACATAGTCGCAACCTTGTTCATCTTGACTCAATTTGTTGTCTCCAAGTATCTATAGAATCTGAATGCTTTAATTCTATTATTGCAATATTGTTTATTTTGCACCATTCTTTTTTATCCAAATCTCTTCTCTGGGATTTTGCAAATTCAAATTTGTTTTTGAAAAAGAAAGAATTGTACATGTAATGCTGCTCTCCGTGCGCCTCTACAACCAAAGATCTATTAGGAAGAAAAAAATCGGCTGTCAATTCTTTTTTGTTGGTAAATCTATTGCTGCCGGGAAGCGTAACCTCTTCCATGATTATGTCAAAAGGATACACTTCTCGCAGCAGTTGTCTAATTTTTAGATGCAGATTAGACTTGCTTGTATCAGAAAAATCTGCACCTCTGGGTTTCCAGTTGTACTCTTTTCCACTGAATCCAATGATTAACATAACATCATTTCTATTGCTTCTATAAGAGCTTCATATACATCTTGATTGGATTTAACAAAATTATACAAAGCCTCTCCACCTTGAAACTTGCAGGCTTTCAATGCTAATGCTGCATCGTCTGGAGTTTCGTAATTTCCAGAATCATTTATTTTGATATCATTGTTTAATCTCAAAACAATCTCTGGTTTTATTAGCAAGAAATTACATGTAAACCAAGCACCGGCCTGTGTGATAAGCCCAGCCTCTTGACCCATCATAACAACTTCTTGAACTTTGTCAATCCCATTTCCATAGCGAATCCAACTTTGACACTCTGCTCCTGGAGGCCCAATAGAAGAACATAGAACCTTCCAATTTACGGCCTGACCAACTTGTTGATCGTCCTGAACCCACGGCGAAATTGATTTGACTTCCATGCGGGTGTCGGCTTGATAACCAATTTTAACACCACCATCGGCCATATAAGCCTTACCATAACCACTGGTATTTGTGATCATGTGCGTAATCATCACAACAATACTTTTTTGATTTGGAACAATTTGACCTAGCTTTTTAACAAAATCCCCAAGAATCTTTGGAAGACCCGGACGACGCTCGCCACTGATTTCTGATTCTAAGTCTCTAGCCGGAATAAGCGAAGAAATAGAGTCGATAATACAAATAGCACCCTCGTTTTCTTTTGCTGATAAAAGCTTTAGGGTGATATCTAGAAAAACTTCGGCACTAAGCGGTGGGCCTTCACTGGTGATAATTTGCATACCTTGAGGATCAAGACCTTCTACTTCAAAGTTCATTTCTTTTAATCGACCTTCCGCATTAATATAAATGATTGGCCGACCTTCTTCTTGTCCATTTTTAGCAATTTGCATAGCTAGGGTGGTTTTTCCAGATTTTGCCGCGCCGCTAAGCATAACCCAAGAACCTTCTTTGATTCCGCCGCCCAGAGCCACATCAATAATTGGACTTACTTTTAGGATTTTATAATCCTTTCTTTCTTCTAATAGAGCGTCCCCCTTCTTGATTACATTACCATACTTTTTTGCAATATCATCAAGTAATTTTGATTCACCCGATGTTTCGGCTTTAGCTATCTTGGTCTTTTTTGTCATTTTTTTGCTCCAATGTTTTTATTCTAGAAAATAAACTATTCTTTTTAGCAAATGGTTTAGCTGGTTCTTTGCTAGTTATAATAGGCTCAGCAGCAGGAAGTTGCTCGATATTTTGAGCTAGTTTTTCTTGTTGTTTGTCAAAGACGGGCTTGTATCTGTTGATAGCCTCTACAACAAAATCCAAGGGTTTAAAAAAACCAAAAGAGTATATTTTTTTACCTTGATCAGAATTAACAAAAGAAACAATTAGCTTTTCGCTAAATTGCTTTATTAATCTTCTAACAGCAACTACTTGCCCTTGGTAAGAATCTTTATGGGCCCTGTTCCAAAATTTATAACCTAATTTACCACTATTATTGATTTCACTTTTTCTTGTTAGCATTAATTCGGCAACATACTGTGCCGCATCACACGCTTGACCCGTTGAGGGCGACTTGTACGCTTTGCCTATTTTTCTTTGCTGACTCATTTTTAAAAAGCATCAACTTTGCATTGTCTGGTGTCAATAGTCTTGTTTGTTCAAACTGCTCAAATTCATTTTGGGGCCAACAGTATTTTTTAACATCAATAACGTCTTCATTTTCTCTTAAAAGCCCAACTGCTAATTGCTTAAATGATGGGCCGGTTTCGCCAGTTCCAATGTTTATGTCTCGACTAGAGCCCCTAACAATAAAGAATCCGTCCAAACCATTGGCATCCTCGAATATAATTTGTCTTTCTGCCCCAAACATAATTACTTCTACTTTAGTAACAAATAAATTATTGTCGGCGCAATAAGCCCTGAGCCTATTCCAAGGGTTATCAAAGTTTGGTCTTTCATAATCTGAATAAACTGTGGTGCCATCATTTAATGTGGCGCACCATAGTATATCTAGATTTCTAATTTTATCCTTTACGAATTGATCAATTTTATCGCAAATCATTCTGGTTTAATTATATGAATAGAATTTTTATATCTAGAACTAACCGGACTTCTGCCTTTTTGAGCCCTATTTTTTCTTGACTCGTCAGCAATCATAGATGCGTTTTCGGTCATGATAACGGCCCCATATTTTTTATTTCTAGCCATAGCACTAGATGCAAGCGTTTCTGGTGCTGGTTCTTGCTTTTGTGCTTGTTGTTGTTCTAAACTTTCATCTAAAAATCTTTGAATAGATTCGGGATTTCTTTTTAGTTTTTTAGCCAAATATTCTACGCCCTTTTTTGATTTTAAAATAGCGTCCTTTTCTTCTTGCGAAAGCGGTCCTCTTTTTGTGGTCATTTTAACTCCTTAATGAATTTCTTTTTGCTCTATTTAAGTAGAGTCTATTTTTGGTTTTTAAATACTTGTAGTAGTTTTCAAAGGTGTCTTTGGTTACTTTTGTAAACTTAGACATGAATTGCTGGCTTTTCCTTAGAATATCTGGCCCATATGGATCGTACAGGTCGCCCCGCCAAAACCAAATAAAATAATATTCCTTTCCATTTACTAGAACGGTCTTGGCCAAAGCCTGAGCTTCGCTTTCTACAGAATTTCCGCCCATACCATAATAAGTCGCATTTTTATCACTCATACTTCAAATTTTCTAGAACCTCTTTTACTTTTTTTATACAGTCTATTTTGTCAATACCAACAACGGTAAACATTGCTTTTTTAGCTATTCCATATTTAAGAAGCTCTTTTTCTGACACTTGAGTTGTATCAAGACTTCCATCGGGCAGCATTTTAGAAATTTTTATAGTAAAGTTTATTTCGGCATGGTGGGGGAATTGATAAGTTTCGGGCTCTGACATCAAGACCCCTCCATGATATACTTATGTTTTTTTTCGGCGGTCATATTGTTTAGCTTTCTTCTTTTAGCCGACACTTCTCTATTTTTTTTGTGAAGCTCTACATTGTCTTGGCGCATTTTTTCTTCTAGGTGGTATCTACCCATCTTTTTTGTGTTGCGCTCGGCCAATTGACCTATTGTTTTTGCATCATGATAACTAACAACAACATTATCTTCCTGGTAATCACGAAAAACCTGCGAAGAACCACACTTTTCACACGATAATTCGCTAATGTTTTTATCGTAAGAACCAATAGACCAAAAGCAAGAAAAGTCATGGCGACAATTCTTGCAATTAAAACTATATTCAGGCATTATTTGAGTCTCTCTAGTATTTTTGCAATTAAGTTGTTTCTTTGTATGTCTGAATTGGTTAGTTGACAAATACCAACGCCCTTCAAATCTTCTAGTCTTTTGATAAAATTATCTAGACCACCCTTGGTATATTCTGGCAAATCGCTTTGCTCGGTGTCACCGTTGATTACAGCAATAGAATTTACTCCAAGTCTTGTAACAAACATTTTAATTTGTTCAAAGGTGCAGTTTTGCCCCTCGTCTAATATCATAAACGTATGATGGAAATTTCGCCCACGCATATATTCTAAAGGACAAATTTCTATGGTATTAGAATTTCTATGGTGCGTTAATAGCTCGTGTCCTAGATATTTTTTCATTTCATCTAGAATTGGAATCAGATAGGGGTTGATTTTTTCCAACATTGTACCGGGAAGATATCCAAGTCCTTTACCAGATTCTATTACGGGCCTAGTGATAATAATTTTTTCTATTTTATTAGAAAGTAAATATTCACATGCCAAACCAACGGCAATGGCTGTTTTACCCGATCCGGCTGGCCCCTTACAAAATGTAATATCGTTTGTCTTGATAGAGTCTATATAAATACTTTGGTTTTTACTTTTTGGTAAGAGCGATTTTCTTTCGGGAACTTTTCTTGGTTGTTTTACTTGTGGTGTTTCTTCATTAGAACGTTTTGACTTTCTTGTTGAAGGTGCTCTTTTTCTCATATTGTTACCTAATAATTTTCGGTAGTTTGTTGGAACAATGATGGGTTCAATGTTGTTGATCCGGCTTGAAGCTGGGTATATGCAACAAAATCATTGTTAGAATTTTGATACTCCAAGGTATATTCTACGATAGATCCAGAAGTGTCCCCCCCTGACTCTGAAAGTGATACTAGCCTATTTTTATTGCCTAAGTTAAAAACAAAGAATCTAAAATTATTGTCTTCATAGTTTTTAATTTTTGCAACCAAACAAATTCTTTCGTCGCCAAAATTTGTGTCGACATTTCTTATATTTGA